TTCTTGCAGCATTATCACCATTATCAACTTGTCTTAATTGAGATAAGAAGTTTTTTCTTGTCATTTTTGATAGAAAAATTGCTTCTGCATAAACAGACGCATCTTCTCTCATTTTATTTCTAATATAAGAATGATCTTTTAATTTTGGTATATCACTTAGATATAAATCAACCAAAGACTCCAATACATCCATTGATTGTTGTGTCGCCACAGTTAAATCTGCATCATAATCATATATCTCAATTTCACCCAAATCTGGTAAATCTTCTGGCTTTGCTAAGTGTAGAGAAATGTCGAATTCCGAGTTTTCTGACTGGATTTGATCGAATTCATCTTGTAGCCTAATTCTTTGTTCTTCACTTTTTGACATAAGTAAACGGTTTTTTACAATATATATAAAAAAGTTAAAGTCCAATTATGGCAAAAGAGATATTAGAGAAACAAATGATCTTTACCACGAAGCTGGTAGATGAATCAACAGATAAAATAAATGACGGTATCGTCATCAAAAGATACCAAAATCCTTGGTTAAAATCAGAAGTAGGATTAAGAAGAGCAGGTGTATCTTTTAGAATGTCTGCAGAGGAACAGGAAGAATATATTAGATGTGATTTAGATGTACACTACTTTACAGAACAATATTGTAAAGTAAAGACAGAAGATGGATCAGTAGGTCAAATTAAATTAAGAGAGTATCAAAAAGAAATATTAGACAATTTTGTAAATAGTAGATTTAATATTTTAATGGCTTCTCGTCAGGTCGGTAAAACAATCTCCGCATCAATTTTCATGTTGCATACAATTCTATTTAGTAATGATAAGAATATAATGATTGTTGCGAATAAAGGAGATACTGCAGTAGAGATTGTAGATAAGATTAAATCTATCTACTCATTATTACCATTCTTTTTAAAACCAGGTATTAAAACTTGGAATCAAAAGTCACTAACATTTGAAAACGGATGTAGAATAAAAACATCTGCAAGATCTAAAACACCAGCAATTGGTTTTACCATTGATGTACTTTATCTTGATGAGTTTGCACACATTCCATCAAATATTATCGAACCTTATTATACTGCAGCATATCCAACCGTATCAGCAGTACAAAACTCAAAGATTATCATCACATCAACACCAAATGGTATGAACTTGTTTCATAAACTACTTACTGATGCAGAAAGACCTGATGGGGATCCACTTAAAAATAACTATAAAGCAATGCGTGTTTACTGGCATCAAGTACCAGGAAGATTTGTTACTTATTTAAGATTAAATGATCATAGATTATATGAGCATGGTGTAACAAAAGAACAAATATTTAGTGGTATAAGAGAAACATATCCAGAGAGTGTAACAAAAACTCATATGGGGTTCAATTCAGATTTTCAAAAAGACATCATCTCTGTATTTAATAATGAGAGATGTACTGATGAAGATGTTAAGAATTTAACATTCATTGATTCAAAAGGATTTGAAGTACCTTTAAGAGCAATTGGTGAGATGACGACTTGGAAAGAAGAAGCAGTAAAGGATATTGGTGGTGAAGATGCATTTAACCAAGAGTATGGTTTAAGATTTATCAACTCAAGTAAGTCCTTACTTAATGAAGCTATAATTGATAGTCTTTTAAATAATAAGAAGAATTATAAATTTGAAGAGATATTTGAATTTGAAAATAAATTAAGATTTAGTTATAATGGTCTAAGATGGATTGATGATGATGACATATTCATACCAATGAATAGAAAAAATGAGAAGATTATACTATCAGTCGATATTGCAGAAGGTTTAGGACAGGATTACTCAATCATAAATATATTCAAAATATCTAAAAAAGATATGGATACAATTGAATCACAAAGATTAGCATATAAATCGGTTACAGATTTCTTTAGATTAGAACAGATTGGTCTATATAGAAGTAATCTAGTTTCAGTTAAACAATTATCAGAATTACTTTATATTCTAGCATTTGAATATTTAAACCCAGAGAATGTTAAGATAGTTTTAGAGTTAAATAATTACGGAAATACTTTACTTGCTGAACTACCACATGTTTTTGATGGTAATAATCAGTATGGTTCATCTATTTTCTTTAGATACAAACATAGAGCAGATGCAACTGAAGAAAGAGTTGGATTAAAAGTAGGAGAAAATAAGAATATGATGGTTAAAGATTATCAAGATTTGATGATTTCTAAAGGATTCTCTATAAATAATGAAGAAACTGTTAGAGAGATTACAACATTTGTTAAACATACAACAACCGCGGGCAATACTAGATATGCTGCAGATGTTGGACATGATGACTGTGTGATGACTATTGTAAATGCAACATCTGCCTTTACAAAAAATGATTTTAAAGAGATGGTCGAAGATACTTTACAAAAAGATTCATCATTTAAAATTTATGTAGAGGATTGTTTAAAAAATCTTGAATTTACAGAAACTGTTGATTATTCTCAATTATTAAATGTTAGAAGAAAGATTTTAAATAGAAATAAGACAGTTAGTGAATCCAATACAACTGGTATAAACTGGTTTAATAGTGGTGGTAAATAAATGAGTTTTTTAACTAAATATATAGTAAAATAGGATAAAATAAATATGATACACTTAAAGAAATTTAATGAAAAATCCACTGAAAATTATGGGGAATTTGCAACAGAAGTTAGAGATTTTTCCGAAAATAATCTAGCATACTTACTAGATGATTATAAATTTCAATTAAAAGTAGGGACCTATCCATATAATGTTGATAATGATTATAATTATGGTCTTGGGACTGAAGGAATTAGTTCAATTGTAATAGAATCAAATGATTCAAACGGAGAGAATTTACCATTTCAATGGGAAGAAATTTCTAATAATTTTATACCTTTCTTTACACTTTTGAGTAGAAAATATGAAATAGAGGAATTCAGGATCAATAATACAGAATCATTTAATCATTATAATAAAATAGAATCAGATTATTATACAGTATCTCAAGTCATAAATGATCAAATAACTACTAAAGATTGTGAGGAAATTATAATTAAGGTAAGTAGAAAGAAAAAAGGTACACTACAAAAAATAAAATCATTTTTTAAATAAAAAAAAAAGACATCTTTAAGATGTCTTTTTTTATTCATTCACTTCCATAGTAGCAGAGAGTCCAGCACTTCTTAGTTTATTTTTCATTTCAGAAATGGTTTCTAAGTCACCATATTTCACTGCACATTTCCCACTATTGTGAATTATGTGAGCACATTGTGTTGCTTGTTCATATTCATGATCACATACTTTCATTAAACAACTAATAACGTGGTCAAATGAATTATAATCATCATTATGAACAATTAGTCTATAAGGTTTAGATAAAATTTCTTGTACTTTAGATTGTGTTTTTTTCTTAGTAATAGTTGGCATCTTAATTGAATGTTTTTATTGTTTTGTTTATTACATCTATTATAGTGATTTTACAATCAATAGTTTCTGCCCATTTTTCAAATTCAACTAAATGTTCAAATCTATCATCATACATAATAAATTCCTCTGGTTGTAATTCTCTAATTAGTTTTGTAAATAATCTACATTTAAAAGTAAATGTGTCTCCACCAGTATTTAAGTATAAAGAATCGAATGATAAGTTTAGTTTATGTAAAACTGATTCTACTTCTGGTCTTAATTTCTCAATACGACCAGTTGCACAAAAAACATAATTATCAGGATCAGAAACTGCCTTTAAATATTCTTGATAGACATAAGGATTTACTTTTGTATCAAAAATATCCATATCTAAAGTTTCTGGTTTTGACCACCACCCTCTATGTGGATAATCCGTACCAAATTTTTCTTTCCAAATAACCTTACCTTCCTCTGGTTTCAAGGTGTGACAAAGAGTATCATCAAAGTCAAAGCATATCAATTTTTTTATTCCCATATTTTCTATAAAATTTTATACAAATATATATAAAAAAATTTAATATATAAAAGAAAAATAGTAAAAAAATATGAAATTTGACTTAAAAACAATACTAATTTTAGTTTTACTAGCAGCAAGTACAGTTTTCGGACTAATGTGGTTCTTCGGGGGTAGTGATGCTTCTAAAGAAAAAGTTAAACAACTTGAAGCAGAGTATAAAAAACTAGAGGAAGATAAAAAAGCTGCAGATGCTAAGATATTAGTATGGCAAGGTAAATTTAATGCAGCCGATGCAAAGGATAAACAACTTACAATAGCAGTTACAAAATCTAAGGCGGATGCAAAATTGGCACAGGAAAAAGCTAAAAAATCTAAAGCAGATTTAGATAAAGTTCAAGGTGGTATCACTGAGAATAGAAAAGAAATAGAAGCACTAAAGAAAAACCCACCAGTACTAACTGATGATGAACTTTTAGAAGCTTTAATAAAAAAAACAAACTAATATATGAAAAAGATTTATACAATTTTAATGACATTGATTTTTACAACAATGTTTTCACAACTAACACCAGAAATTAAATATCCAAAATTTGAAGTTGATTCACTTGGACAAAAGGTAATAGTAATGACTATACCACAAGCGATGAAACTTAATAATAATTCAGATTTATTAGAAAAGTTTGAGGCACAAGACATAAAAATTAAAGAATATGAAACTTTATGTGTTAGAGTAATTTCTGAAAAAGATGAAGTTATTGCAAAGTTAAATGTAACTATAGGTCACCAAGATGGTCAATTACTAGTTAAAGATGAAAAGATTAAGTCTTTACAAGGTGAAATACTTGGTTGGATGGAAAAAAATAAAGTATTAGAAGCACAATTAGTAAATAGACAACAAGTAATTGATGAAAAAGATAAACAATTAAGAAGATTAAAAACTAAAATGGTTATAGGTGGTACACTTGGTTCTCTTGCTTTAATAGGTATTATTCTAACAAGTATTGGTGTTATTCACTAAAAAAATAAAAAAGTATAAAAATGGCTTTTTATTCTTAATATATAAATCATATAAAAAATAAATATAAACATGAAACACGTTAAAGCATTTGAAAAATTTCGTATTCAAAAAAATAGAGAAGAGATTATTAAAGAATCTGTTTTCCAAGTTAACGATCTTTATAAAGTAAAAACTATGATTGATTTACCTCAATCACTAATCAACGCTTATGTTAAAAAAGTAAAAGATACAACAGGTAAAAACTTACGTCAATTTTTTGGTGATGTAGATATTGCAGAAGAGATTATTAAATATGTAACTACTACTTTCTTAGATATAGACAAGATTCCTGGTGGTGCAATAATGGGTGGTCAAACTCAAGCACAAACACAAGGTCAGGGACAAGTTCAAGTTCAAACTGAACCACAAGCTCAGACTGAACCTCAAACACAAGTTCAACCTGAGGCACAACCTCAAGCTCAAGAACCTACAGAAGGAGAATTTGAAGAGCCTGCACAAGAAGAAGCTCAAGCACCTGTAGAAGGACAGACTCAAGAAGAGGAAGAACCTAAAGAAGAAGAGGAAGAATTACCACTTTAATCTTAACTAATAAAAGAAAAACCACTCAATGAGTGGTTTTTTTATTTAATATACTTTGTGAGTATAAAATCTCTACGTATTATCATTAATAAATTAAACATATCTTCATCATCATTTTTATAATATTTAATATGTCTATTTATAATATCTAGTGATAAATCATTTTTATTATAGTTTATCCAATCTTCTTTTATATAAATTGGCATCTTTGAGACATCATTTATCTTTTCTTTTTCATCCTGAATAAAAAAATATAAATTATCCTTTTCAAGAATAATAGAAGTTAAACCTAAAATCCAATGATTTTCATAATCACTCAAAATTGATACTATCTTAAAGTCACCAAAATTAGAGTTAAATCCATTTAATTCTAAATTATTCATTGTTATAACTATCTAAAAACTTTTTTTCTTCAGGAGTAAGGTTTTCTATACCAACGGATGTAATTCTATCTAATATATCATCTATATTAAATTTTACCTCATTCTGTCTTTTTATCTTTTCAATATCAGACACTTCTTCTTTTGGAGAATGACCAAACATACCTTTCTTTATATCTTCTACTTTTATTTTGAATTTACTCTCAAATTCATCACGTGAGAAAACCATTCCAAGTACATTGACAACGTCATTTATTTCATGTTTGTAAAAAACTTC